GTGGACTAAAAGCGTTCAAAGAATGGGCAGAATACATGTTCGACCACACATTGGTAATCGCAGAAGACGATCCTCATTTAGAAATGTTTTTAGATATGGCTAAACTTGGTCTTCAAGATCAGGGAGGTATTTGTGATGTACGAGTTGTTCCGGGTGTTGGCTGCGAAAAATTTGCGGAGTTGTGTTATCATAATATGAACTCGATTTTGCGTAACTTCCAAAAAGGAGAATCTTGGCAGTTTACTAAAAATAATAAAGATTTAATTTCATTTACTGCTAGATACCCTGTAGGTAGAGACGTAAAACTTAAATCTGTAGAAGTATTCGAACACCAAGGCAATTCTGCAATCTATGAAGGATAAACACATCGCAGTAGTCGGTGCAGGAATAAGCGGCTTGATGGCTGCTTATTCTCTGGTCAAGGCAGGCTATGCTGTCACTATATTCGAACAGGAAAGATATCCTGCTATGCGTACCAGCTTCGCTAATGGTGGACAGATTTCTGTCAGTAACTCAGAAGTGTGGAATACCTGGGGTAATGTCCGCAAAGGCATAGGTTGGATGTTTAAAAAGGATGCTCCGTTGTTAATCAGACCAACACCCGAGTGGTCTAAGATTAAATGGATGATCAAATTCCTCTGGCACACGGCCACAGGAAAGTACAAACAGAATACTATTAGGTCTATAGAACTAGGGCTAGAATCTAGAGATATTTATAAAAAGATCATAGAAGAAGAACAACTCGAGTTCGACTACAGTGCCTGTGGGATACTACATTTTTATCGCGATCAAGAGTATTTCGATAAAGCTCAAGCGGCTGTAGAAATCTATGAGTCCAATGGTGTCGAATGGTCTGTGATCAGTAGAGAAAAAATGTGGAACATCGATTCTACACTGACTAGTCTGATCAATCTTAGAGGTGCCATATGGACTCCTAGCGATAGTGTTGGAGATATACACAAGTTCTGTGTAGAGTTGGCCAAGGTGTTAAAGGATCGTTATCAGGTTAAATTTCATTACGGAAAGAAGATTTCTAAATTATCTGATATTGATTTAGTCGATAACTTCAGCAGGATCGTTATATCCAACGGAGTTGGATCTGTCGAACTAGCAAAGTCGTTCGGGGATTCGGTCTCTATCTATCCTGTAAAAGGATATAGTATAACTATAGACCTAGATGATAGTGATCTTAAATTCGTTCCTAAAGTTAGTCTATTAGATGACGAAGCTAAGATTGTAACATCTACATTAGGTAATAGATTCCGAGTAGCAGGCACCGCCGAACTCACAGGAGAAAACTATGATATCAGCAGGGACAGAATCGAACCTTTGTTGAAATGGGTTGAGAAAAACTTTCCGATGATCAATACAAGACAATATAGTTCTTGGGCTTGCCTTAGACCAATGGCTCCCAACATGATGCCGATCGTACGACAGAGTAAAGTAAATAGTCGTGTATTTTTTCATACCGGACATGGACACTTAGGCTGGACATACAGTCCGGCAACTGCTAGACAGTTAGTGGAGTTGATCAATGACCATTAGTATACATAATATTCAAATCGGAAACGACCTTCCTTTTTTCTTAATCGCTGGCCCTTGTCAAATAGAAAGCCAAGATCATACCGATATGATGGCTGGAACGTTGAAAGAAATCTGCCAAGATGTTGGAGTTAATTTAATTTACAAAAGCAGTTTTGATAAAGCGAATCGATCTAGTATCAACACGAAAAGAGGACTTGGGCTTGACAAGGGCCTGCAGATCCTAAATAGTGTCAAACATAAATTTGGGTTACCCATTTTAACTGACATACATGAGTCATATCAGGCAAATGAAGTTGCTGCTGCGGGTATAGATGTTCTTCAAATACCAGCTTTCCTGTGTCGACAGACTGATATTTTATTGGCTGCGGGCAAGACAGGATGCGCCATAAATGTTAAGAAAGGTCAGTTCCTAGCACCGCATGACATGAAAAATGTCGCATCTAAAATAGCATCCACTGGCAATGAAAGAATAATGTTATGTGAGAGAGGTTATACACATGGATATAATAACTTGGTTGTTGATATGCGTAGTTTACCCATTATGGCAAGCACCGGGTATCCAGTGGTCTTTGATGCCACACATTCTGTCCAACAGCCTGGCGGAATGGGAACAACATCTGGAGGGGACCGAGAAATGGTACCCTACTTGGCACGGGCCGCTGTAGCCACAGGCTGTGTAGCAGGAGTCTTCATGGAAGTTCATGAAGCCCCAGATAGAGCTCCTAGTGACGGTCCTAATATGATTAAATTAGAAAATCTAAAAAATCTATTAGAAACATTGGTACAGATTGATGGAATTGTCAAAAGACCAACTAACTAAAGAGCAACGACGACAATTAAAGGCTCGGCGTAGATTAGAAAAAAATCTAGGCGCTAAAGAAGTCTCTAAAACCTCTTCAGATGATCAACTATTAGAACCTGTTACTATTTTATGTGTGAGGTTCGGTAACAAGTACGGAAGAGAATATGTCGAGAGATTAAGGAACATGGTATCAAAGAACTTAAGAGTTCCTTATGAATTCGTGTGCTTAACTGACGATAAGCATCCAATTGAAGGCGTAAGAACTCTCTATCAACCAGCCTCAAATTATCAAAAGTTATGGTGGCATAAGATACACATGTTCGACAACAACCTACCTTTAAAAGGTAAAATCATATACTTTGATTTAGATGTAATCGTACATAATAATATAGAAAAAATAATCAATTTTCAATTTAAAAATTTAGCCGGAATACGTGATTTCAACAGGAAATTTTATCCTAGTTGGCAATATCTTAATAGTTCGGTTATGGCTTGGTTTCATGGTACTCAACATCATATATACGAAAGTTTTAAAAAAGATCAAGCTACCGCTATGCGTCTACAAGGCGATCAAGATTACATCTGGAAACTGTTAAAGAACAAAATTACATTTTGGCCAGAAAAATGGATTCAAAGCTACAAATGGGAGATTAGGCGAAGAGACGAATTGACTATGGTAAATGGTAAACGGAACTTTCGCACTATTTTTACTGGCCATCCAGATTCAGAATGCTGTGTTACTGTTTTTCACGGCGATCCCAAACCACAAGATATAAAAGACCCATTTGTAGTTGACAACTGGCTGTAAATTCTGTTATAATACAATATGACAAAACGTATCGGCTTCGCATGCAAATGGATCGACTTTCCATCTCAAGTAGATGGTATCAAAACCAAAGACGACTGCAAAAAATATAATACAGGTAGCACTACGGTATCTTGGTTAAATAGACAAAGCAAGGAGGTTGCCTGCGAAAAATTGTGGTCCTTAATGGAACAAAATATCGCGGCCTGTCATTTGCTTGTTGAAAGAGTAGGAGGATTAGATGAAACTCTTAGAATGGTACGACTCAGTAGTGATATACTTCCTGTATATACTGAGCCTACGTGGAGCTGGTTCTGGCGACGGAACGATGCCAGAACCTATTGCGAAAGAGCATTTAGCGAATTGGGAGCTGTGGCTCGTAAGAATAACGTTCGGCTTAGCTTCCATCCTGGTCAGTTTACTGTGCTTGCTTCTGATAACGATGAGATTGTCCGCAGGAGCATAGAAGAATTTGAATATCATGCAGATATGGCTCGGTGGATGGGTTATGGCCAAACTTTCCAAGATTTTAAAATCAATGTTCACATCGCTGGCCGACGCGGACCGGCTGGAATTAGATCGGTATTACCATTTTTATCAACCGAAGCAAGAAATACAATCACAATCGAAAACGACGAAATCACCTGGGGAATCGAAGCAAGTTTAGAGTTAGAAAAAGATGTTGCACTTGTATTAGATATTCACCACCACTATATCAAAACTGGCGAATACATACTGCCATCAGATGATAGATTCAAGAGAATAGTAGACAGCTGGCGCGGTGAAAGACGGCCCGTGATACACTACTCCTACAGCAGAGATGAACACCTCCCACAGGGATTTTCACATGAAACATTTCCAAACTTAAAAGAGCTGTTAGAAGCCGGCTACAAAAAATCAAAGCTTAGAGCACACAGTGACTATTACCCTAACAAAAAAGTTAACGATTGGGCTTTATCGTTTTTAGAGTCGGCAGATATAATGGCAGAATCCAAGGCTAAAAACTTAGCCTCGATTCAGCTTTTCGAACAATACAAGAATGTTTTCGAGTTAGATAGAACTGAAAAATTACTTTGTTCTTAAAATTTGAAATCTACTATTTCTTAGATTCAGATTCATTCATTTGATCTTCTTCGAATATTATTGTGTTGACGGGTTCACCGCCAATAACAATATATACCTTCTTTCCATCTGGAAGTACACATTCCAATGGTTTGAATTCAAATATACTAAGTAATTTTTTTAAAAATTCTATCATTAGGCTTTTGGCTTGCGGCCTCTAGTTGTTGCTTTTTTGGCAGCGGTTTTAGCCTTTACAGCGGCTTTTTTAACGCCTGTTTTGGCTTTCTCGACAACCGCTTTAGCATCCTCTGCATCAACTTTGCCATCTTTATTAACATCAGCGGCAGAAGTCACACCTGCTACTGCGTTTTCAACGGCTGCTTTAGCATCAGCTAGATCAACTTTTCCGTCGTTGTTAACATCTAGGCCCTTTGCAGATCGGTTAAAATAAATCAAAGCGCCGATTACAACGATTGCTGCTAGTGCAAGTAAAATTTCCATACTAAGTCTCCTTGTTGGTTATTTAGCGTAAATACAGTATGGACATAAAAAAATACGTAGATATAGTGGTTTTAGCAGAATCACCTAGAGAAAAGCTATCTCAGGAATCGTTACCTTACGATCGCGAGGATCTCGACCCTGTTATGAGCAAACAAACAATTGACTATCATTATGGCAAGCTGGCTAAAGGTTATGTAGATCGCTATAATAAAAAAGAAGGTGATGATCAGTTTAATTTTGGCGGAGCAGTTTTACACAACTTATACTTTCCGCAGCTTCGAGAACCTAAATCGGGAAACAGTCCTATAGATATAAGCAAAGAAATAATAGAAAATAAATGGCAATCGTTTGATAAATTTAAAGAAGCGTTTGCATTAGAGTTCATGAAGGCACAAGGTTCAAACTGGATTTACATGGACAGTAAAGGTAATATCAAAGTCATACACAATCACGAATACAATCGCAGCATGGATATAGCGATGATCATGGACGGTTGGGAGCATTCTTGGATTTTAGACTACAAACACGACAAACAACGATATCTAGACAATTTTTGGCGTATAGTGGACTGGAATGTAGTCAACGAAAGATTAAAAGGAGAGCGAAATGATTGAATTAGTAAAGATATGGGTCGCACAGAGACTTAAAGAAAGAACATCCTGGGACGGCATCGTCCTTATCGGAGCTGGTGTAGTGTACTTGGTATTCGAACCTATCGCCAGCATCGTTGCCTATGGTGCCATAGGTTATGGTGCTTGGACTCTTTGGAAGAAAGAAAAAGGAGAATAAATGGCTTACTCGGACAAAGTTATTGATCACTACGAAAACCCTCGCAACGTTGGTAGCTTTGATAAGAACGACCCAGACATCGGAACAGGTATGGTAGGAGCGCCGGCCTGCGGTGACGTGATGAAACTACAGATAAAGGTAGACGAAAATGGCATTATATCCGATGCACGTTTTAAAACGTATGGATGTGGTTCAGCGATCGCGAGCAGTTCGCTGGTTACGGAGTGGGTCAAGGGCAAGTCTCTTGACCAGGCTGCTACTATCAAAAACACAGAAATTGCCACTGAGCTTGCGCTGCCGCCTGTCAAGATCCACTGCTCGATCCTCGCGGAAGATGCTATCAAAGCGGCCATCGAGGATTATAAGAAAAAACACTGCGAGGTAAATTAATTATGGAACAGTTTATCATGTACTGGGCATTGGTAGTCGTCCCAATGGATGTAGGGAGAGTTGAAGCTGTTTTTCAAACGTTAGAACCTTGTCAAATGCAAGTTGAGAGGTATCAATCCGCAGGATTCACAGCAGCTTGTATCCCAACTAATCAGCCAGAAATAATGAAAAGCGAACAGCAACTTAAAAGTCTAGCACAATTATTCTATGGTAACACTGACAGAATTAGCGGCCAGTAAAGTTCAAACGAATCTAGATCGGAGAGGACAAGGTGTCGGCATACGCATCGGGGTAAAAACTACAGGTTGTTCTGGGCTGGCCTATGTCTTAGAATTTGTCGATTTACCTAAGGAAGAAGACTTAAAATTTATTAGCAATGGTGTTAATGTATTTGTTGACCCTAAAAGTCTAGTATATGTCAATGGAATAACAATGGATTGGCAAAAGAAGGGGCTGAACGAAGGATTTGAGTTTATTAATCCTCAAGAAAAAGATCGATGCGGGTGTGGGGAAAGCTTCAGAATTTAATACTTGCTAACTGGCCAATCTATACCTGCAGGCATATCCCATATCTTTTTACGCTCTATACCTTTTCTCTGTGCAAATCTCTTAGCGTCACAATTAACGCAACAATGAAAATAATTGTTGCTTAATCTTTTTTTATCTATGTGTTTTAGATCTCTCTTAAAGAGGTTATCACAGTTGTCGCACCTAAACAAGGCAACAGTTCTTTTCCTTTGATAACTGTGAATTGCTCCAGTTTTGCTAGGCCTTTCATAAACATTTATTTCAAACTCTGTAGTTAGGAACATCTGTTATTTACATTAGGCTTATAGAATTTTGGGCTAAATAATGGAATAAACACATTTCTAAGGTGAATTATGGCTAGAAAACCTATTGACATCGGCACCATTGGCAACGACGGCACTGGTGATAGTATCCGAGATGCATTCCGTAAAGTTAACGACAATTTTAGAGAACTATACAGCTCTCTTGGTTTAGGCGAAAGATTAAGATTTATCGGTCTAGACGACACACCGGAAACCTACGTCGGTCAAGAAAATGCTGTGCTGACAGTTAATACTACTGAAGAAGGAGTTTCATTCAGGCAGTTAGTCGCAGGTGCTGGTTTACAAATCGATTTTTCATCTAATGAAAATCAAATAGTTCTAACAAACTTGCTGTCTGATATCTCCGGAGATCCTAGACCTAACCTAGGAGGAGCTTTAAGCGCCGAGTCTGGAACTGTTAGATATCCGATTGGAAACATGCTCGATATAAGCAGCGTTTCCGAAACGGCTGCTGCTAAATCCCTAATGCAGGCTACTCACGGAGTGGCAGCGGCATCTGCTGATAGATTAGCAGCTAACAAAGGGTATGTAGATAGCAAGATATCCTTAGCAGGTGTTGAAGCAGTTGATCCAGATACAGGAGCAATTGACACTAGATTTGGTACAATGACCGGTCCGCTAATTCTATCTAGAAATCCTGTAGCTGAAGATGATGAAACCTACGACGGATTAATAGCTGCAACGAAACGATATGTAGATAATTCGGGCTTCGGTAGTTCAGTTAATTTATATGTTGCGACTTCAGGTCAAGACGATAGAAGCAATCTAGCACCTGGATTACAAGGACGAGCATTACCTTATGCCTACAGAACCATCGAAGCGGCCTTAAAGAAAGCTGAAGAGTTAGTTTTAGATGCACCAATAGAAATGGGTCCGTATAAAAAGGTATTAACCTATAACGACGGTGCTGAAAACTGCTACCTACAGGCGATTGATTTCACAAATGGAGTTCCGGGATCTCCTGCGACATTCACTGTGAATATGAGTTCTGACGTAATAACCCTTTCTAACGGTGGTAATCTATATTTGCCAGGAGACAGACTAACTGTAGTAGGCGGAACATCTCCTGGAGTAAATCCTATAAGGATTGAAGTGTTAAGTGTGACTGCGATTCCAGGAGCCGGCGGAAGAGGTCCCATCGTTACATTCAAGGTGTTGACGTCTGGAGTATACACTGCTCTGCCAGGAGCAGTGGGTGTAACAACTACTGCTACCAGTTCTACAGGAGGGTCCACATTTGGTAATGGCGCAACATTTAACATAACTTACAAGGTAAACAATGTCACAGTTGGTAGCGGTGGAGGAAGCGGCTACGGTTTAGTTTCCGTGACATTTTCTGGCGGTGGCGGAACTGGTGCGGCAGCCAGGGCCAATGTCATCGGCGGTGTAATACAAGGCATAACTGTCACTAACAAGGGTTCCGGTTACACTTCATTACCTAATATTACCGCCAGTTTACCGAGATTTTTTATATTTACAGGTGGCCTACGAACTGATTTTACTGGGGACTTAGGCACCGGACCTGCGGCGCTAAGAACCAGAGATATACGAGAAGGTTTGCTGCTGAGAGGCGAAACATCCGGGGCTATCGCACAAATACTAGCCCATACCGGACAACTATCAACTGAAACAGGGTTCGAGCAATCAGAGGTATTCGACGTAGACATCCTGCAAGGAGAGTTCCTAACAGGCGAAATAATAAGTTATGGTGATGTTACCAAGCCAATACAGATCGCAGTCTTAGTGGAATCTGGAATTTACGAAGAAAATTTACCATTAAGAATTCCACAAAACGTTGCTATAATTGGAGACGAGTTTAGAAGAACCATAGTTAGACCACGTACCGCAGTAGCTAACGCACCAAATTCTGGTATGAGTAGCAGTCCTTGGGCATTCTTGAATTTTAGAAGAGATCCAGAATTCGACGGCATGTCTGTAGCAGAGCAGGCTTATGGTTACCATTATCTTAGCGATCCAACTATACCTGTTTATCCTCTAATAGATAATGACGGAAACAGAAGAGCAGCCGCCGAAATATTATTGCTAAACAGAGAGTTTATAAAAGAACAAGTAGTTGCTTGGATCAGAAATCAAATTATCACCGCTGATCCAGGTGACGATTTCGAAGGTTTTGAATACGACGAAGATTTATGTAGAAGAGATGTAGGGTTAATAATCGATGCTCTTGCGTTCGACTTAAAATATGGAGGCTACTCGAGAACTATTTCGGCAGCGCTGAAATACTTCCAAAGTGTAAGTTCTTTGATAGCGATAGGTCCAGGCCAATTGTCGCAGACTATGGCTGGGATCGCAAGGATCAATACATTGGCGCAAGATGTAATCTCCAATACGCAGATAAATCCAATTTATACGCTCGCTGGTGTCGAGTTTGATCCGACCGATCCCGATAATACAGAAACAGTTTCTTATGATCAGATCGTTGACCAAGCGTATGTGGCCGAAACTGGATCCAGCACCATTATTTCAGAATTAATAGATGTAATATTAGATATCATAGAAAACAGTGGCGCTGCTAACTATCCAAAAGACAATGTCCAGATGGATATGTTTATGTGTAATGATGCCAACATTATACGTGCGATAACAGGGCAGGGCCAAGGCGGCTTTATGATGGTGTTGGACCCGGAAGGACAAATCCTTACCAAATCCCCATACTGCCAAGAATCGGCATCTTTTAGCCGAAGCACAGGGCGTAAGACATTTGCCGGGGGTATGTTCGTCGACGGCTTTACTGGCAATCAACGCTTTTTTATCGAAAGCACAGAAGCAGTAGGAACTCCTCCGATTCCGGGGTTGATAGTAAATGCATCTGGTTTTTTACGTAATCCACAGACACCTTGTAGTTTTATTGTCAGTGACATAATCTACAGAGTAAATTATATTAGAAATTACAATTATGGTATTGTAGAGCCTGACGATCCTTCTGCTACTACGGAAGGAGGTTACGGCACGGCACAATTAATTTTAGATGAAACTACTCCATTCACTGAGGTATTTAATGATGTGACTTGCACATTCTCACTGACCGGTGACGAGATTTTAGTCACTGTGGCTGGCGGCCACAGTCTACAGATCAGAGCTATAGTGCAATTTAAGACATCAGGAACACTGCCTGATGGTTTAGAAACATTCAAAGACTATTATGTTATATCAGACGGTTTCACTGAGACTACATTTAAAATAACTGATTTATTTGGATCTACATCTCCTGTAACGTCAACTAATACAGGCTCGGGTACCCACACTTATAGAAGAGTGTTTGAGATCTTGATGCCTGGTAACAGATCTATGTTGAGCAATGACTATACACAGGTTAATGATCTAGGTTACGGTCTAGTAGTGGCTAATGGAGGATTAACAGAAGCGGTATCTATGTTTACCTACTATACACAGATATCATACTTCGCGCTCACAGGTGGCCAGATTAGATCTATCGGTGGATCTAGTTCTCACGGAAATTATGCGTTGGTAGCTAAGGGATCAGATCCTTTAGAAGTTCCGACCCCGGCAGGCCTTTATCATAAATTATCCAGCGGCGCTTCGGTCTATTCTATAGGCAGCGGCTTCGTTAATCAAAGAGCCGATACACAAATTTACGTGGTTTATGATGATTACTTTCCTTTGCCTGGATCAGAGATAGAAATCAATCACAATAATGTGATAACCAGATATTCCGTTTCCGCTACGGCCATAGAAGATGTAAATTTAAAAATAGCTAGATTAGGCATTGCTTCTGCAGGTGGAATAGAATACGCTATTCCCCATGGACAGAGAATCACTATCAGACAAAATGCGTTCGTTGTCTTGACTGGTGATGTGGTAGAAGTTGCCACAAGACCTAGTACTGCGTTGGTGTTAAACGATGCTGCATTCGTCTACAGGGTTCTAGAATTCAACGACTACGACATACAAAATGACAAAGACGACTTTGAAATCGTTTCTATTGATACGTCAACCGGCCTAATCACTACTACTGTCCCGCACAGACAGATTGAAGGATATCTTGTAAAAATTGAAAAAATATCTGGTACGCTTCCTGATGCTATAATTGAAGAAATAGAATCTCCGCCAGAAACCGGAGATATCTATTACGTCATTGCCGATGGATTAACCTCTACTACGTTTAAGATATCTACAACCAGAGCTGGCGCCGCTTTAGATATGTCCACAGGTGGCAGCTATACTGGCGTATCAAAAGTACGTCCATACGGTTTAGCTTTGACACAATTAAGAGAAAACTACAACTATGCTGTGCTGGATCTGTATGCATATCAACCATTTAGGACTCCCGGTAGTTTAATATCAGGTACTGTAGATACTGCCAACGACTGGATCACAGCAGCGACTACATATGCTCCACATACACAGATATCATTTACCGCGGACACAGTGCCTACTGGAATAGAAGAACAAGAATTCTACTATGTGATCTCAGACGATTATGTGGCTAATACGAGATTCGCTATAACCGGCAATCCTCCGATTTTCCATTCGCAGATCGGAGTAGGTTTGTATAACACTGTGACTCAAAGAATCACAGGATTGAAAAGCACAGCAAACATGGAAGAAGGCATGAGATTGATTCCTGTGCCTTCGATAACTTCTGTTTCTGGATCAGCTGTTGGAACAGCAGTTACCCTTACTTTTGCCACACAGCCTAGACAGCCATTTGTTTTAGGTAATTCAATTACTGTAAGCGGATTTTCTGATACTGCATATAATGGAACTTATACTATAACCGGAATAACCAATAGCACCTTAAATTATACTGCTTCTTCTGCTCCGTCCGGCGCTGATACTGGTGGCACTATTGCAACTCCAGGAACCTATGGTACTTTGCCTAGCGATGCAGTGATAGCGATTAGTGGTGTGGTCGGAGCAACAGAAATAGAAATTACCGGCACAGGCGGTAGTCCGGCTACAGGAACTGTGGCATTTACCGTCGAAGGTGCTAGAATTGATTTTACCACTGCAGGATCAAACGTAAAATTTGGTAACTTAATCGGAGATCAAGGACAGGATACTATAGCTGTGGTTAAATTGCCAGACGTCGACGAAACACGAGTTCTAAATGGAGAACTGGTCTACGAAGGCGACAGTTATGTGGTTACTAATTATGTAGAATTCCAAGATTATGGAATTGTAACATTAGATACACCGTTAGTAACCAGTGCTATCTTCACTATTTCTCCTATAGCATTAAAAGTGGGTGTGCCTGTACCCAGCGTAAGAGCTAACGGAACACTAACTATTAGAATCGCCTTAGTCAGAGTAACCAGCCATGATTTCTTGGAGATCGGTACTGGAGGTTATGCCGACACTAACTATCCTAATGATATCTTCGGATTGGCAGTGAATGATTTCAACACTGTTCCATTGTATGCCACTGACGTAGAAACAGACGCCGAAACTGGAGTAACAACGGAAGTCACTAGAGCACAGGTACAAGAAAGAGATGTTGGCAGATGCTTTTTCGTTACAACTGATCAGTATGGTAATTTTGCCGTTGGTCCGTTCTTCAAAGTTGACCAAGGAACTGGAACCGTTACTTTCTCTGCAAGTATCGCGTTGAGTCAGCTAGATGGTCTAGGATTCAAAAGAGGTACGACAGTATCGGAATTTTCAACAGACGACAGAATGATCGACGAGTTCAACGACACTGTGCCCACAGAGGCTGCGGTCGTTGGATTCGTTGCTAGAAGATTAGGCACTGATCGAAACGGAACAGCATTGTTGCCTGGTAATTTAATTCCTAACACAGGTACAGGCGGATTTATGGCTCTTTCTGGTGTGTTGCCAATGAAAGGTGACATGGATCTAGGTGGATTCCAAATAAACAATCTCGCCGAACCGGCGGCTTTAGATGATGCAGCAAGATTAGATAGTATTAATATTAATAATCTCAAAGACACCGACGGTACAGATCTTTTCGAATTTACAAATATTCAAGCTGGACAAATCGTAGCACTCACTGGCGATAACAATGTTATGTCAAACTTTACTCCGACAGGTGATGTGGTATTTGACATACAGATCGGGGACAGCACTATGAACGTAATTAGGACAGATATCAGTCCTAATGTCATAGTAGATGCTGATATTAATGCATCGGCAGCTATCGCCCAATCTAAATTGGATATGACAGCGGCAACTACTAGGGCGAATGCTGTAGGTATCACACAGGCCGACCGTGGTCTAGCTAGCTTTGACAGCGCTCAGTTCACTGCCACCAACGGATGGTTAACAGTTAAAGACAATGGTCTAACTCTGGCAAAATTACCGCAGATTGGCTCTGACACTGTTTTAGGAAATTCTTCGTCTTCATCTGCCAACGTTACAACGGTGAGTTTTTCTACGATTGTCAATGAAGGTTTATCTGTTAAAAAATCTCAGTTTACTGCCAGCACAGGTTACTTGAAACGTACTAATGGAACCACAGGTAACTGGTTTGACGATTCTCACTACGGCATAGTACAAGACAGCTCAACAGCAGATGCTAACAAATTAGTAATTAGAGATGCCAATGCTGACTTTGCAGGAAGAGAAGTTACTGTAGATATCTTAAAACTTAAGACAACCAGTACAGGAACCTATAACGGTATTAAGGCTAATGAACTAACCAGTACTACTGGTTATACAGAAGTATTAGGCTACAATGGTGGTGGTGGAAGCAGCTTTGCCGGAATACAAATTGGTGCAGGTGTCGGCAACCAAAGAACTCTGTACAATAACGATACTCATATAATACGTAACCAAAGTGGTTCGACAACTTATGCTACTATAAGTTCTACTGGTATAAACATCGGCGCTCTTACAGTTACCGCGGCTACTCTGACAAGCTGTACCGCAATTAGTGCAGGTGCCGAGGGAACGGCTGGAACGGTCACTGGTAGTTGGACCTTAGTTGGTTCTAGCAGATGGCAAGCGACATATGCCGCAGACCTTGCCGAATACTATGAAGGCGATGCAGAGTACGAAGTAGGTACTGTATTAATATTTGGCGGAGAAAAAGAAGTCACTATTTCCTGTACACATCAAGATAAAAGAGTAGCAGGAGTTGTTAGTGACAATGCAGCATATTCAATGTATGGCGCATGTCCGGGACACAAAAACCAAATAGCGTTACAAGGTCGTGTTCCTTGCAAAGTTAAAGGAAAAATTACCAAAGGAGATTTATTGGTAACCAGCGATATTCCAGGTGTCGCTGTGTCAGCAGAGGATCCCAAAGCTGGTACGATTATAGGTAAAGCCGTAGAAGATTATGATTCTGAAACGGTTGGTATGATCACAATTTCCGTAGGAAGAACATAATGTCACAGCAAACAATAAATCAAGGAAACCCACCCATAGTCTGGAGCACTATAGATGACGCCTTCCAAAAAATAAACGCTAACTTCACAGAACTATATCTTAGCATAGGAGGCAGTGGCGTTGACCTTTCAAATATCGCTGCTGATCTAATACCCGACACAACATTGACCAGAGATCTTGGTAGCCTAAGTCGAAGATGGAGAGATCTTTATCTAAGCGGCAGTTCACTTTATCTGGGTGATGCGCTGATCACAGCTGACCTTTCAGGCGCTGTAAATCTTCCTCCAGGCAGTACCGTTGGCGGATCGCTGATAAAAGATCCAACAAACGTAAGTTTTGGCCAGATATCTGTTTCAGGGCAAAGCGATGTTTTAGCTAACACCGAAACAGGAGTTTTATATCTATCAGGCAGCAATATCAGTATAACGACGAATCCTAGTACAGACACAATTACTTTCACTAACACAGGAGTAACTGCTCTTACTGGTAGTTCAGGAATCTCGGTGTCATCTGCTACTGGCGCTATAACGTTAACAAATACCGGAGTCACATCTGTAGCTGGCAGTACTGGTATCTCAGTAAGTTCTGCCACTGGCAGTGTAACTTTTACAAACACTGGTGTAACCAGTGTTGTAACTGACCCTGGCAGTGGTATCTCTTTAGATGCCAGCACAGGAACTGTTAATATTTCAAATTCCGCCCCAAACATTATTCAGCCTGTACACAGATTTATAGCTGTGCAAAATAATACAACATTAGATGCTGTTGGTCCTAACAGCACATTAACTTTTGCCAGCGGGTCCGGAGTAATCATTTCTACAGATCCAGGCACTAATTCAGTTATTATAGGTCTCCAAGATAGACTAGATATAAAAGGTTCTGTGTTTTCAGACGACTCCACACTGCTTGTAGATAGTGTCAACGGAATTATTCCTGCTGAAGTTGTGCAAGGTACATTCACAGGTAATGTCAAAGGTTCGATATTCGCTGATGATTCTACACAGCTGGTAGACGGTAACAGCTCGACCATATATGGGAACATACAAGCAACAACATTGCGAACCGCAGAAACAAAAATAGCGTTAGGAACTTCAGCTGGTGAAATTACTCAGGGTGCAGATACTGTTGCTGTAGGCAATCTTGCTGGTAGAACTAATCAAGCAGCAAATGGTGTCGCTATAGGTGCATTGTCTGGTGTAACTAATCAAGGTGCAGGAGCAGTGGCTGTTGGATCTGCCGCAGGTAATACTGGACAAGGTTTTAGTGGTGTGGCAATTGGATATGCCGCAGGCGGAGCAAGTCAAGGACAGAGAGGTATAGCTATTGGTGATCAGGCAGGATCTACTAACCAAGGAGATTATGCCGTTGCTATCGGATCGTTGAGCGGTGGAGTCAGTCAAGGTGCTAACTCTATAGCTATAGGACAGAATGCGGGAGTTGGCGGGACAAATGCTAACAGTATTATTTTAAACGCTACTGGTTTAGCTCTAACAAGTGCGGCGGCTGGTTTCTACGTTGATCCTATCCGTTCAACTGCCAACGGCACTCCGTTGATGTACAACACATCAACCAAAGAATTATTTTCAAGCAGTGTGTTAGAATTCATAGGTAGCACTATTTCTACCAATGATTCCAGCGGTATCACTATAGATGTTCAAACAACATTTAACACTGATGTTACATTCGAAAACGATATTACTGTAGCTGAAAGATTGACAGTTAATGGAAGCAGAGTAATTAACTTAACAGAATTAAAATCGGTAGTGGCTGCCAGCGCAAATTTCGCTGACTTCCAAACAAGAATAGCGGCACTATAAGGGGCGACGTAGATGGCAAAGCAAACAGTAAACACAGGAACTACAGCTAACGACAGGAGTGGTGATAGTCTGCGCACAGCATTTACTAAAATCAACGCCAACTTCACAGAAGTATACACTGCATTAGGTCTAAGTGCTGACACGACATTGAATCTAGGTAATTTCGTATTCGAAGAAAATACTGTAAGATTAACTAATTCAACCAACGACGACAGCACAGCGACAACAATAGTAATAGCCCAGCCGATTACTACAGAAAGTGACTTGACGGTAGGGGGCGATATAATACCTTCGGGTAATGTAGCAGCAGACATCGGAAGTCCGACAAACAGATTTCGTGATCTATATCTAAGCTCAAATACCATCTATCTAGGAGCGACAACTCTAGGTGTTGACAATGTTGGAAATTTATTGATAGGCGGACAGGCTGTTGCAGATGTTGGCACAGCAGCCTGGGCGAATGTCACAGGCAAACCCACGTTCGCCACTGTGGCCACAAGTGGTAGTTACACTGATTTATCAAATACACCAACGGCTGTTAGCGAATTTACCAACGATGTTGGATACATCACAGCAGCAGAAGCTGCGGCAGGTATCACAGTTAACCCCACAGGCGATCTCAAAGGTTCAGTGTTCGCAGACGACAGCACACTATTGGTAGATGCCACCAATGGTATTATACCGTGGAGCGTGATAAGTGGTGCTGCTACTGTGGCTACCAGCGGTAGCTACAACGATCTAAGCAACAAGCCAACCATCCCCACGCTGGGAAACTTTTCATTCAGTGCCAACAACATCACAGCATCCAGCGGTGCGGCGCCTATACTGCTGAAAATATTCGGTGGCGATTCAGCAGATCCTCCTGCACTGATCAACAGAGAGTGGAGTTTCAATACCAACGGTAGCATCACATTCCCAGATAGCACTACACAAACAACAGCATACACAGGACCAGAAAATCCTTTCAATCAGGATTTGGACAGCACAGACAGCCCCAACTTTGTGAATATGGGCTTGGCGGGCACGGCGGGGGCAGGTTATGCTACGCTGTCCATCACCACTGACAGAGATTTCTATATAGGCGTCAACAACACATCTAGCGGTGCTTCATCATTCGCATTTGGTAGTGATGGCAGTTTTGGTGTCCCTGGACCCGCAACATTTAATGGCAACCTTTACGGTGGCACTGGTGATAGAATATATCTAGCAGGTGAAGTTGGCGAAGGCAGTCCAAGCATATCGATACCTAATGTTGAGACTGGCGAGACAGATACATTATGGATACAAAACCAAATGGGTGCTGGTGTAGAAATCACCACTGGCGCAGGATCTTGGTTGTTTGACGACAATAGATTTTTACACTTCGCAAGTTCTACCAATGACGATTATAACATCGGCGAAAGCATAGACGGATTCAATATTCGTAGCGATTTATCATTTGGCATCGCTACTAATTTTACCACTGACGCAAAATATTGGATCTTTGACACGGATGGTAGCCTAACCTTACCCGGCGATATCAAGAGCGAAACGGCCATCAACATCGACATTAACCTATCAGACAGTACATTGAGACGATGGACTTTCGGTGAGGATGGAAACACAGAGTTTCCTGGAAACATTACGACCCAAGGTTTCATAGGCACAGCCGAGGAAAATCTCCGTGTAGAATCTGGCAAGATCAGTCTCAACAGTAACCAAACCGCTCTTAGTCTCTACACTGATGCGGGCGGTTCTTACACATCAGCATCTTGGTCGGGCAACAACATCGACTTCACCGGAGTCGAGGACATATATCTAGAAACTCTGCTGGAAAGATTCGACTCGCATTTCGCTGGTTCCGGCTCCCCGTGGGCTGCTGGCTACAGCAATATCACAGTTAGGATCAACGACACACAAACTCTGACCGTGACGGGCGCAAGTTTCTCGGGCGATACTAATTGGAGAGTGGAGGTGGCAGAAACTCCCGCCTCGGATCCCACAGCAATCACAACAGCGGAATTCTTCTACGATTTCGTCTCAACATTGGAATTAGACAGAAACGACAACAGCTATGCCATAGCCCTGGACGACAGCAACTTCCGTGTCAACACTCGCAGAGATATCAGATTGGAGTCTGGCGACGATATCTACATCGACGGCCGAAGCAGCATGCGTCTGCGCAACCTCAGTCGAACCAGCGGCATCACCATAGAGACTGACTGGAATAACGAGGCATATGAATGGCAGTTTGGAGAGGATGGAAACCTTACTGCTCCTGGTGACATCACAGTGGCGGGTCAAATCACTGGTACCAGCACGGCCAGCACTCTGGTGCTTGCGGCCGAGCCCAATAGCAATACCGCCATACAACTCAACGACACGGTGGACAGCGCGATACGCACAGTGGCCAATCTGGAAATCCGCACTGATGTCGCCAACACGGCTAAGACCTGGACCTTTGGCACAGACGGTAGTCTAACTCTGCCAAGTTCTGGAAGTATCGACGCCGCTGCTGTTATGACAGTCAAAGCCTACTATGGACCGCCTGGTTCATATCACAGCTGGACATTTGATGGCCAGAATGGAACATTTAATAAAACATCTAGTGGCTATTTAGAATTAAAAGGACCTGATGGTGTAAAACTCACAGCTACTGATACCAGCAAAATTTTAACATTCGGAGAAGATGGTAATCTAACTATACCGGGTGACATCCGCAGCGAAAGTGCTATCAACATCGACATCAACTTGAGTGATTCCACTCTACGCCGCTGGACATTTGGTGAGGATGGTGTTCTCAACTTACCGGGTTCCATACAATTAAGCAGTGGTGGTATTATCGCAGGTACCGTTGGACTAGATAATGGCATAACCATCGGTGCTTCGGATACGAACAGCAATACCGTTATGAATGGTGATGTGTTCTTAATGGATGATGCTTATTTTGGAAAAGCCATCCAAGAAAAGTTCCAGGAACTGGCAGATGCCACTGGCGCAGTCAATCACGACTGCTCTGGAGGACATATATTCTACCACGCGAGCCCAGATGCTAACTGGACCGTGAATCTCACAAACTTTACTCTAATAACGAATTATGCCACAACAATAACTATCATCATCGATCAAGGAGGCACGGGATATTATCCAAATGCTTTACAGATAGGCGGAGCAGCACAGACTATAAACTGGCAGGGCAATGCTACACCTACTCCTAGCACCAATAGACAGGATGTGGTATCGTTTAGTATCTTAGCGGTAACTGGTGGCTCTTATATCGTCTTTGGGCAACTAACAGGATTCTAATATGCTGAGTTCTTTTACAGGATCTTTCAGTTTTGGTCGTAGGCGGGCCATTTCGTTAGATATAGTTCGATCTAACCTACAACTGTATTTAAAACCCTCTACCTATTCCGGCTCTGGCACATCTTGGACTGATTCCAGTGACAATGCCTACACAACTACTTTGGTAGGTGCTCCTGCCTACAATACCACATATTTCACCTACGACGGCACCACAGAATATGTGGACACCAATCAAAGCCTGGCTGCAGAAGAATTTTCAGTAGGTGCTTGGTTCCGCACTTCGGCTGCTGGCATCAAGATGATCCTATCAAAAGAAACCACAGCAGGATATCCCTGGAACTATCGCATATGGTTGAACGGTGGAACCATCATAGGTGACATAGCACAGAGCGGAGCGGGTCAGGCCAGTATCTCCAGTACCGGCGGGCCTGCCTACAATGACGGTGAATGGTATTATGTAATGTTCACGAGAAATGACTCAACACAGGCATTGTATGTAAACGGTAGTTTGATCGCTTCACAGGGCGATTCGTTCGTAGGTAATATCGCAAACGCACAAGAAGTATGGTGGGGAAGATCAGCATTTACCAGTGGTGGGGCCAATCCTCAGGGCAGCTATCAATACACCGGAGATTTGGGTGAATTGTTCATCTATGATAGGGTGTTAACCGCGGGTGAAATACTACAGAACTACGATGCTACCAAATCTAAGTACGGACTATAACGGTAAATATACGATAAAGAGAGCGCAAAATGGCCATACAAACGATCAATATAGGTAACATAGTAAACGACGGACTAGGCGATGATCTACGCACCGCGTTCCAAAAAGTTAATGCTAATTTCACAGATCTTCAGGCGTCACTTATAGTAACCGCGTCAAACGCTACTACGACTGGCCAAGGTTTAGTAGCAAATGGAACCGGAAGCAATCTAATATTTAAAAACCTATTGGCCGGAACAAAAATAGATTTAGTAGGGTTCACAGATGCGATTAGGATCGACTGTACTCAACCAGACGCATTTACAAGGATAGATACCGACACAGGTGTAATCTTAGCAGACGATTACGAAAATATCACTATTCAGGGAAGTGATAATATCAGTGTAACAGCATCAGGTCAAGTTATAACAATAGATACGGATAGAGATTTAGAAACACTTTTTACCAGTCTCGATTTTGGACCAATCGCTTCAAATTTTACAACATCTCTACAGTTTGCTGTCTCTTCTCTTAATGTAGATCTAGGTACGATAACCAATCCGGGAGATTTTTACATAGATTTAGGCGCTATTTAAGGATTTTACAATGACTGTTAGATGGCAGACTCCTGCAGGAAACTTAGGAATTATAATCGAAAGGCTAACACAGTCTATAAGATTAGAAGCGACTTCTGATGTAGGAGCTGTTACATTTGAATTGCTGGCCGGTACTTTACCTAGAGGTTTACGATTATCAACAGAAGTTGAAACAGACAGTACGCAAAGCGCCACACACATCGTCGGCAGCCCAACAGAAGTTCGTAGATTCACTGAAAGTAGATTTGTTATAAGAGCCAGCGACGGACAAGATATAGAAGATCGAACTTTTATTTTAAGTGTAGACGGAAGTGACGAACCGGTTTGGGTAACACGAGAAGGGTTCTTAAATGTCGGTCAAGGTGAAAATTACTTTGTGTTAGACAATGCGTTTGTTGATTTCCAATTAGAAGCCTATGATACGGATGAGATCGCGGGAGACGAGATCGAATATTATCTTGTACCGCAGGGTGGTGAGCTACCACCAGGACTAACTTTAACCAGAGATGGGAGAATAACAGGATTCACTGATCCTGTATTTGCTATTGACGCAGCAATTACAGGAGGATATGATATCGGCGCATTCGATATTACTTATTTTGATCGTCATGATCCTAGATCAACAGGATATGATACTTACTTGTATGACTTAGAATCTTTTGATTTTAACGAGCCGTCTCAGGTACCGAGACGCCTTAGTAGATTTTATACATTTATCGTAGCAGCGACTGACGGAGCGAATGAAACCCGCAGATTATTTAGGATGTGGGTAGTTACTGATGAGTTTCTGCAGGCCGATAACACCATTGTTCAAGTAGATACTAACCTTTTCCGTGCTGACAATACTGCAAATAGAATTCCAATTTGGATAACAGAAAGTGATTTAGGAACATTTAGGGCTAACAACTATGTTACTATCTACCTGGATGTTTACGATCCTCCGACTCTGTCTGGAACAATAGCATATCTGCTTGTTCAACAGAATCCCGATGGATCTCCTAGCGAGTTACCACCGGGCATGACATTGGACAGCATCACTGGTGAAATCGCGGGGCGTGTTCCATATCAATCGAGAGTTAGTAAAACCTATCAGTTTACATTACAGGCATTAGATTTTTCAGCGGACCTTGCTAATGTAAACTATGTGTTACAAGGAGATTGGAATAATTCTGTAAGATATTATATTAATCAAGCGGTCAGATATCAAGGAATTATCTATGTATGCATCTTTGAACATGTTAATCAATTGCCAACAGCGGTAGATAGCGTATATTGGAAACCAACTGTAGCTTCTGCAGAAAAGACATTCACTGTAGAGATTATAGGAGAAATAGATAGTGCCATAGAATGGATTACAGTCAGCGATCTTGGAACTATTATGGCAAATCAACCTAGCACTTTATCAGTAGAAGCAAGAAGTTTGCTGTATGGTGGTAAGGTAGTTTATCAAATTACTGAGGGGAAATTACCACCCGGGCTAACTCTTTTAGGCACCGGTGATATCATAGGAAAAGTTAGACAGTTCGCTGACGATTCGGGGGACGGACTTACTAGATTCTACGAAAGAACGGATTCAGCAGAAGATAGTTCAACTCTTTCAAGAAGTTTTCTTACGTCATTTGACGGCGGGTCAACTAGTTTTGATAAAATATATAGGTTCAAAATAAAAGCAAAAGACACAGCTAATTTTGCGGAACTAATTAAAGATTTTTATGTGCAGGTAATATCTGATAACACAAAAACTTTTGCTAACCTCTATCTAAAATCATTTCCTCATAAACAGAAAAGATTAGAATGGTTTGATTTTATTTCAGACAACAATATTTTTAAACCAAACGAGCTTTATAGATATGGCGACCCAAATTTTGGAATTCAAACTGAAATAAAAATGTTATTGTATGCAGGTATAGAAAGCCTCGAAGCAGTCAATTATGTGCAGGCAATGAGTAGAAATCACTACAGAAAACGAATAAAGTTTGGCGACATACACTATGCTAGTGCTAAAGATCCGTTAACCCAAGAAGTTGTCTACGAAGTTATATATGTAGACATTATAGATGAATACGAAAAAAATGGTAAGAGCATATCACAAACTATTGATTTACCTGATTATATCAATAGCAAGGTTTTAGTTAGTTATGATGCAATTAAAATAGATAGTGATATTCCGCTAGTCAGCGACAGCGATCATCAGCGAATCTTTCCAAACTCATTTAAAAATATGAGGCGCAGAATTAAATCTTTAGGGGAAAGAGATCGCACATATCTTCCCCTCTGGATGCGCAGCATACAAGACAAAGATTTTGTAGAAACTGGGTACCTTTCAGTATTTGTAATCTGTTATGTAAAGCCGGGGTTGTCAGATAAAATTATTTCGAGAATCAAAGGCAGGACAGGATTTGCATCTAGAGGTACTTGGGCCAACGACACATTTTACAGAATAAACGATTCAGTCCTTTATCAGGGCAGATATTATACAGCTAAAGCAGACAATACGTCGAAAATTCCAAATTTAGAAACTGATTTCTGGCTTAGGAATTTCGATTTTAAAGACATAGATTTTGAAGCAGATCGTTACCTGATCGACGTAATAGATGGTCAAATAGGTAATAAATATCTTGCATTCCCTCAACGTGGAGAAAAATTACCGTGAGCAATATCAATTACGCAGCAATAGATGAAAATTTTCCTGTAGCTGGGCAGGACAATGATACACAAACCTTTAGAGATAATTTCGATACGATCAAGACGGCATTGAGAAATGCTTACGAAGAAATTACCGACCTACAAGATAATACAGCACGAACTGATCAAGACAACGATTATAACGATAAAATTATCAGTAGAGCTGTAATGCAGTATAATAGAGATGCAGTATTTGATGGTGGGGCCATTAATGTTTCAATTACTGTAGATTATGAAAATGGATATTACCAAATCTTTAGATTCGGAGCAGATGTTACTGTAGGATTTTTGAATTTTCCTAACGAACTACTTTTGCCAGAAGGGGTCGGAAAGATCGTATTAGAATGCTATAGTGATGGATCAGAAAGAACTATTCAACTAGATCCTAGCGGCGGAGTCACTTATAAGAAAAATAACTGGGACGGTGGATGGGCAGGCAATTCGTTTAAAGTATCTTCATCAACTAGCCCATTAATTTTAGAAGTTTGGAGATACACCAATGGCACAATTTTTGTTAGGAATGTAGGATTATTCACATGATAGAACCTCCGATACATGAAGATCTGAGTCAACTCACCGAAACAGAGATTGAAAATAAGATACAAGATATTTCTAAAAAATATTGGACAGCTTATAGATTAGGTAAACCAGAACTGTTGACGCAATTACAAAATTATCTTACAATGTACAAAGAAGAACTGCAAACAAGATATAAAGAAAAAGCAAACACAGCACTCAATGGAGACCTCGATCAACTCATCAACGTCGATTGAAAATGATGTCTGCACAGGCATTATATTACACGGCATAAACATACTAGAGCACTGTGTTGTGCCAAACGATGTGCTTTACAAATACCAGAGTCGAATAGAAACAGAAAGACTGGATTACCCTCTACCAAAAAATAATATTAATTCTCAAAATTGGTTTATACCAGAAAAATATAAGAATTTCGATATAGAACAATTTCTGATTAGTCAGTGTCCTGCTGAAAACTACGATAGACTCGAAGTTGAATTAGAGTTATTTAAAAAACATAACATGATCATGGTTTTAAAGGCAATGAAATATTTGGTAGATTCTATGAGATCAAACCAAATCATGTGGGGAGTAGGAAGAGGATCCAGCGTAGCTAGTTATGCGCTCTTTTTAATAGGGGTACATAAGATAGATAGTGTTAAATATAATCTACCAATAGAAGAATTCTTTAAAGGAGAATAACATGGGTAAGACGCATAGAACTATGAGAGGAAAAGAGATCGACTTGGAGAAACTGTCTCTTAGAAACGAAACCACACCAGCAGTTGGTAATATTAGAGTAAACGCCAGAGGTGATGAATTAGGCGCAGGCGGTAAAATTGTTAAAACAAGAGAGCAAATATTAGAAGAGTATTACAAAAAAAATCCGCGCACCTTAGATAGAGATATCGTAGCGGAGAAAGGAAGCACACGTTAAAATGTCTACATCTTATGATACAAAACATATCAAAATTCGAGCTTTGAATAAAGATGTGATTATTTCTAATATGTCGTTTGACGAAATGAAAACAGCATCAGGATTGATCCTAAGATCCGACGATGGTAAATCTCACGGTATTAAACCTAGATGGGGGCAAGTTTACAAAACAGGTCCAGGACAAACAGATGTTAAAATTGGACAATGGATTTTAGTAGAACACGGCCGTTGGTCTAGACGCATAAAAATACACGATGGGGAATCGGAAAAATTTATCCAAAAAATTGATGTTGATTGTATATTAGCAGTCAGCGACGAACCTCCCGGTCCAGAAGATCTTATTATCGGCGATAATTAATGGGGTTTAAAAAAACCTGGGACATTTCAGAAATGTCTCATCAAATTTATCGTATGTATAGAGAATGCGCTAGCCCATATAACGACGGCTATACGTCTTTCGAAATCAAAAAAGAACTGTATGAAATAAAGTTCATAATAGATCAGGTATTGCAATCTTCTCCATCTTTTTCCGGAGAAGAGGAGTGGTTGACAGAACAAGAAAAAAAACGTATCATTAAGCATCTAAAGTCTTAAGGAGATACTATGACCAATCCTTTTCTGGATCAAGAAAAATTTATGACCGCCTGCGATCAATCTGTAGATAGAGGTAATACAGGACAGTTTAATATGTATCTTAAATTGATCGAAGAAGAAGCCGAAGAACTAAATCAAGCAATGATTGCCAAAGATCGTGTTGAAACCTTAGACGCACTGATCGATATATTAGTTGTTACTATTGGTGCTATACATTCTATGGGTGCAGATGCCGAAGGAGCGTGGAACGAAGTTATGCGCACAAACTTAGCCAAGATTGATCCAGAAACAGGCAAAGTTCGTAAACGTGAAGATGGTAAAGTTTTGAAACCAGAAGGTTGGAAACCACCTGATCTTCAACCTTATCTATCAAAAGAAAATAGAATTTTAAAGCAGGGTTTTGAGGAATGAAAATCGGTTTTACCTGTTCGACGTTCGATTTGTTTCATGCGGGTCATTTGTTAATGCTCGAAGAGGCAAAAAAACAATGCGATTATCTTATAGTAGGATTACAAACAGATCCAACTTTGGACCGCCCAACGGAAAAAAACAAACCTGTCCAAAGTGTATTTGAAAGATGGATACAGATCGAATCTTGTAAGTATGTAGACAAAGTAATTCCATACGCAACTGAAAAAGAATTAACAGACATCTTGCTTTCTTATCCTATTGACGTTAGAATATTAGGAGAAGAATATATGCTAAAAGATTTTACCGGAAAAGAACTTCCAATGGAAAAATATTATAACCAGCGTAGGCATAGTTTTTCAACAACTGAACTTAGGCAGCGTGTGGTAGCTGCTGAAGTAGAAAAGGGATTGCAAAAATGAAAGCTCTATGGGTAGAAAAATACAGACCTAAAAAAATCGATGGGTACGTTTTTAGAGATGAACATCAAAAAAAACAAGTCGACTTGTGGATTAAAGAAAAAAGTATTCCTCATCTACTATTAAGTGGCAGTGCAGGTATCGGAAAGACTACTCTTGCTAAAATCTTAATAAATGAAATTGGAATTCAAGATTGTGATGTGTTAGAAATAAATGCAAGCCGCACTAATTCAGTAGACGATGTCAGAGACAAAATTACTAATTTTGTGCAGATGATTCCATTTGGACCTTTTAAGGTGGTGCTATTAGATGAAGCTGATTACTTATCTCCAAACGCTCAGGCAGCGTTGCGTGGTGTTATGGAAGAATACCACTCGACTGCGAGATTTATTCTCACTTGTAACTTCCCCAATCGTATTATCCCTGCTATACACTCACGATGTCAAGGATTTCACATCGAGCGAACGGATATTACTGAGTTTACCGCTCGTGTTGCTACTATTCTTGTTGAGGAGGCTATTGATTTCTCGTTGGAAACTCTTGACGAATATGTCAAACTAACCTATCCAGATCTAAGAAAATGTATAAATCTTTTGCAGCAAAATGTTCAAGAAGGTCATCTAAATTCGCCGAACAAAAATGATAGCGGAATGGCTGATTGGAAATATGAAATGGTCGACCTTTTTATGGCAGGGAAAATTTCAGAAGCTAGAAAAATGTTGTGTAGCAAACTACGTGCAGAAGAAATGGAAGAAGTTTATCGTTGGCTTTATGATAACCTTCAGATTTTCGGTGAAGAGGAATCGCAAAATAAAGCAATATTGATAATAAAACAAGGATTGGTAGACCATGCCTTTATCGCTGATGCGGAGATAAATCTGTCTGCAACATTGGTAAAACTTGCAAGAATCTAATAATTCTATGCTGGACTTTCATTTCGCTTTACCGATCTATCATTCAGAAATAGATATTGGATTAAAGAATGATTTAAAAAAAATAGGCCACGAGTTAATTGCAGCTGAAAAATTTTTTATGCCAGTTGGCTGGCATAGTCATTATATTTCGGAGTTTTCATTTAAGGATCGGTGCTTAGATGATAAGATAAAGCAAAACCTTATTAAAAATTTGTCATATCATATTCAGGAATACACAAAAGGTTTTAGTTCAAATGTAGGTAATGTTTTTTCAAACGAATTTCAAATTACCAATTCTTGGTTTTCTCTTTTTAAAAAAAACAACTTTGGTCACGTACATATGCACAGCGATGCAGATGTGTCAGGCGTAATTTATCTTGAATCCAGCGAACACGGCGGAGACATTTATTTTTTAAATCCTAATAAATTAGCCCAACATTCGAGAACCTTTACTAACCTCGACCCAATTATCAAATACAGTCCAAAAGTTTCTAGAATACTTTTATTTCCCGGATGGTTAGAACATGGGATAGAAACTAATCTAACAGATAACAATCGTTTAAGTTTTAGTTTTAATCTAATTTTTTCAAGGTAATACAAGGCTTCTTACGAAGCCTTGTATTTTTTTAATTATCTTTATAGATAGATAATATCTCCTTTACTGCATCGTGTCTCTCAACATCACCTATGGTAAAGTGACAAACATCGACGTATCGGTGATTTTCAAAGTCATTATATAACCCAAGGAATTCGAGCAGGCCGTTATTTGACGGTCTATCTGCCTGCTGTAGATCACCAGTGACTACCATCTGCGATCCTTGTCCTAGTCTTGTCAGTAGCATTTTCATCTGGCTGGGAGTTGCGTTTTGCATCTCATCAGCGATAATAATAGAGTCTTTGAAAGTTCTGCCTCTCATATATGCTAGAGGGCTAATCTCGATCACCCCCTCTCTTATCATGTGTTCAATTTCTCTAGCATTATAATTTTCGGCGAAAACATCCATTATAGGCTTAGTCCATGGTTCCATCTTTTGATTTAAGTCTCCAGGTAAGAAACCATGTTGCTCATCCACACTAACAGCCGGTCTAGTTATAACAATCTTAGTGATATCTCCCCAATTTAATTGCTTGATAGCCCACTGCACAGCCAGCATAGTTTTACCCGTGCCCGCTGGTCCGATAGCAAAAACTATCATCTTTTCGGGGTCGTTTAACTTGAGTAAGTAATTTTCTTGGCTGAGATTTTTGGGGTATATTTGTATGTGTCTACGTTTTTGCTGGAGTTTTTGATCGATATTTATAACATTGCTGTTAAATCGTGTGTCATACTGCTGATTTTGATGCTGTTGCGTTCTTTTACGCTTCATATAAGGTTAGCCCTCCTTTTTAAGTGCTAGGCACGGACCTCGGACCGTTGTGCCCGTACCGAGCACAAAAGTATTTAACCAAGTCTGAAAAAAGTTATCTGCTAAGATAGTTTTTTGACTGATAAATACAATGAGGACGATTATGACAGATCTTAAAGATATTATTACCAATATTGAAAACATATACGGTTCTAATAACAGTTTGAACCTGTTAAAGGATTTTGAACGTGTTATAGACGAGTTGGATGTTTATGTGTACAAAAACTGGATAGAAGGCGAATTAGTTGCAGGCCCTAATGAATCTAGATATTTTGTAGAATGCACTTTTATGTGGCCTAAAGAAGACATGCCAGAACCTCAAGGTGGCCTAAGGCTACTAGATTACGGCTGCAAGGTTCAATTTGCAGAAACTAAACTTGCTAAGGTAAGAAAAATTAAGAAACCCGATGATATACGCCCCGGCACTAGAAAAGGTAAGATAGACTACGAAGACATATGGATGGTCAAAATAAGTATGCCTAAAAAATTGATGCACGACGTAAATCGAGGCTATCGAAATCTAGATAAAAATAAAATAGAAGATATTTTAAATCTTAATGGTGCTGTACAAACAGCCGCGCCAGAAGCGGCGCAGCCCTCACCACAAGGAGAAGAAGGTGCTGCACAATAATTTGATTAACGAAGGGCTAAGACCATTTGATCTCGCAGATTTAATCTATCCACTGTTTGAGGTAGATACTTATAGATCTAAGATGGGAGAAGATCGCGACGTATGCGTTCTATCATTCAAGGTCAAAGAAAGAAACCCGGCTAGAGATTTAATGGAATTTATAGAAAAAGGCTACGGGTTCGTTCTTGATGCAGATGTCAGTGCAGGAGAAAACGCCCAGGGAGAATATTACGTATTTGTAGAGTTAAAAAGAAGTCCTGCTTTAGCCGAAGAAATAAAAGAAATTACTTATGGAGTTAGAAGGTTAACTGGAATAACAGATTGGGAATTTAAATATCACAAATCGGATAAGAGGAATCAAGTGACCACAGAGTCATTAAAAGAAACCATTCCATCTACACCGGATAGATATGAACTTTACTTAAGACAGATAAAAACCGAAGATCTTAAAAGATTTTTCAATAAAACTTTAATGGATGATTTTATTTTAACCGATGATGTGATAACTATCTTCAAGCCGTATGGAAAAACATTTAGTTTTAAAATTATACAGGAAGGCAATAAAAATAACATTCTAGAAAATACCGGAACTGCGCCGATGCTAGATCATGTTGCCATGGGCGAAATATTTTGGTTAACTAAAGTATTTGGAGACTACAACATTAATAAAATCGACGATGGTTTTGTTTTTGAAAACGGCGATAGAGCCTTAATTTTACAAAGGATTGAACAATGAGCGGATTCACATTTGAATTTAAAAAAGAACATTTACAAGACATGATAGGAAAAAATCCCTATCTAGATTATTGGTATGACGCACTATGCCAGATACTGCCTGTTTATGAAATCAATACTCCAAAACGAGTGGCGGCGTTCCTAGCACAATGCGCACACGAAAGCGGCAACTTTCGCTTTCTCAAAGAAAATTTAAATTACAAAGCGGCTAGTTTGCGCAAAGTCTTTGCCAAGTATTTTCCAACAGATGAATTAGCTGCTCAGTACGAAAAGAAACCAGAAAAAATCGCTAATCGTGTCTATGCTAATCGCATGGGCAACGGGGACGAAGCTAGCGGTGATGGTTTCCGTTATCTAGGTCGTGGGTTGATCCAATTGACTGGTAAAAACAATTACACTATCTTCGCAGCCAGCATCGATACGCCCTTAGAAGAGATCCCAGAATACCTACAGACTTTTGAAGGTGCTGTACAATCAGCCTGCTGGTTTTGGGAGCAAAACAATCTCAACAAAGAAGCAGATGCCAAAGATATCAAACTGATGACAAGAAAAATCAACGGCGGGTTCATTGGGTTAGAAGATCGAATTAAGCATTACGAACACGCACTGCATCTATTCGGAGATCACTAATGTTCGGTATAGGTGGTATAATCAAAGCCATAGTAGCATTGATAATAGTGGTTACTATAGCAGGCGGTGTCTATTATATCACAGGGCTCAGAGCTGACTTAGCTGTCAGCGAAATGAACAACAAAAAACTAGAAGAAGGTATACAGGCCCAGCAGGCATTGATGGAACAAATGAAAGCCGATATCGCCCAGATACAAACCATCAACCAAGATCTTGCCAAAGAAGCCGATCGTCAGAGACAGGAAGTCGCACAACTACAAAATAGATTCTCTGTCAATTCTAAAGGCGAAGCTAGAGACTTTGGTGCGTTAGCAGCTGAAAAACCCGAGGTGGTAGAAAAGGCTGTCAATAGAGGAACTGCTAGAGCATTGAGATGTTTAGAACTAGCATCTGGTGCTCCGCATACTCCTGAGGAATTAAAAGCCACAACATCGAGCGAGATAAACCGTGAATGTCCAACACTTGCGAACCCCAATTATAAGCCTGCTCCTGGCCAGTAGTCTGTCAGGATGTGCTAGCTTTGGTAATCTCTTTGGCGAGAGAGTAAAACCTGTTGAAATCCAGACCAAGGCAGTAGAGCGCACGAGATTAGATATCCCATTTCCAGCTCCTGTCACAGCCAAACCTATCGAGTGGATCATCATCACTCCCGAAAATGCCGAACAAATCTGGGCAAAATTAAAAGAAGCCAACGCAGATATTGTCTTGTTAGGACTAACAGATAATGGTTACGAACAGCTAGCAGTTACTATAGCAGAGCTAAGAAACATGATCGCAGCGCAACGCCAGATCATTATAAAGTATAAAGAATATTACGAACCCGAAAAGAAAGAAGAAGCAAAACAAACAGAGACAAAATAATGGACGATGGAGCGAAAAAAGTTTCTTGGTGGGCTAGACTTTTTAGATCTAGAGCAAAGTTAACATATTGGTTAGGCAATGATGCTTATGTAGTAGAGGTGTCAAAGTTTACTGAAAAGAAAGATGATTGCCTAGTGTTTATAGATTACTATTCACAAAAAACAGTAATGGTAAAATATCACAGACCAATAAGTTACGTCTTAGAGCAAATAAAGTAGGAGCGTTAATGGTACAGAAAAAACTTTGTCGAGATTCTAGATACAATAAGTATGACGTAGATCACGACGGTACTGTCGATGATGAAGAAATCGATAATGCTCAAGAAATGCTAGAATTAGAATTACGCGAAGAAAAAGCAGATGCCCATAGACGCATGGCTTGGGCCGCAATGATCTCTATGATAATTTTTACTATTGCTCTTTTCTTACCTTGGGTATCCGAATCAAGGGTAGCTGCTCTAGCAGATCTACTAGGATTATTTTACATCGCACAAGCCGGAGTGGTTGGTGCGTATATGGGAGTAACTGCCTGGATGAGTAAGAGCACATCAACAACTTCTGTGAGTAGGTTTCAAGCCGCACCTGCTCCGAGAAAACCAGCACCAGCGGCTGAACCAGAACTATAAGGAGAACGTTATGAAACTATTAGTCACAGCATTGTTCGTAGGAACATTAGGATTTGGCACAGTAGCCTGCGCCAAAGAGGAACCAAAGAAAGAAGTAGCCGCAGAAGTTCAGAAAGCGCCAGAAACCAAAAAAGTCTGCGTTGATGTGCAGGGCAAAGATGGCAAGCCAGTTATGGGCAAAGATGGCAAGCCGAAACAAAATTGCACCACTGTCAAAGTACGTCCTAAGTTTGAGGGAACCAAAGTAGAGGATGCCAAGAAGAAATGAAAAAACTCATAGCTATCACAGCTATCAGTTTGACTCTAACTGGGTGTTCAACCGTAAAAGGTTGGATACCCAGCTTCTGGGATGATAACCAATCTGCTAAAATCGTCGATGTGCGTGTCAGTGTAGATAAACTTGATTGCGAAAAGGATCAGCTCGCACAAGTAGCAAAGATACGTGATGATCTAAAATGGTTTGAGATGTATAGCCAGAGCAAAGGTTGGAGGCAAGCTGATGTGCTTAGAATCATATCTCCTATGCAGGAAACCGTAGAGGACATGTATAAGAGATCACAAAATCAACAGGGTTCTAAAATGTATTGCGAACTCAAGAAAAAAGTCATGCAACAACAGGCTTCCAGAGCAGCTGAAGCCATACTAGGGAGATTTTAAATGAGTGAAAGCACACTTAGACAGTTAGCAGATTCAGGCCCGGGTTGGGCATCAGAACGTGCTCAGACTGCATTGTTGATCGCACAGGCATTTGGCAAGGGTCAAATCGAGGAAGATGAATTTAAAGAGCTGATGTTAGACCTAGTCCGTGCAGATAAGTTAGATGAAGAAGCTGACGATTTAGAAACCAAGACTATGTTAGTCACTGCGGTTTATGCGGTGGCCCAAGTAGCATAATTTTTTTACCTTTTATTTTAAAAGTAAATATATAGGACCATATGGTCCTATATTTTTTACAAAAATAATGAACTACTACGAAACGTTAGGATTAAAAAGAGGAGCGTCGCCGGACGATATTAAAAAAGCCTACAGGTCAATGGCGATGAAACATCACCCCGATCGAGGCGGCGATGAGCATAAGTTTAAAGAAATAGAAGAAGCTTATCGTACTCTAAGCGACCCGGATAAGAAGAATCTAATCGATTCCGGAATTGATCCGAATAAACAACAGGGATTTTCGAACAGATGGCAAAATGGTCCGTTTGAATTTCATTTCGGTGGTCAACCGGACATGGAAGATATATTTCAACATTTCGGATTTGGTTTTCAAAATCGACGACCCATGCGAAATAAAAGTTACAATGTAAACATTAAGGTGACCTTAGAAGATGTGTTATCTGGGAAGGACGTAGATGCTGAGATAGGATTACCGAACGGTAAGAAAAAACTTATAAACATAAAAATTCCTCCAGGTGTCGAAAACGGACAACATATAAGATATCAAGGAATGGGAGATGACAGCTATCGAGATTCTCCGGCAGGAGATTTGATAGTTAACATTTTTGTTGAAAATCATAATAAATTTTCTAGAGATAACGATCAGTTGATTTATAATCATACTATATCAGTTTGGGACGCAATGTTAGGTACCAAGCTTCAATTAGAGACTTTAGATAAAAAAAATATCGATATATTCATTCCACCTGGTACACAATCAGAAACTTATCTTAGTTGCAAAGGGGAAGGTTTGCCAAATGTAAGAACCAAGCGGCGAGGAAACCTATTAATAAAAATAACAGTATCTATACCTCGTGTGCTGACCGATGAGCAAAAAACAATTATAGAAAACTTGAAAAATCATGCTAACACTTAATGAAAGAAAATTTTTAAATCAATCCAGCGACGATTGGAATTTTGATTCCGATCAAGACCCAGAGAAAATAGAATATGATATGATCCGTATAATGGTCGATAACAACGGAATAGGTCTTGCTGCTAATCAAATAGGATTAAACAAAAGAATATTCGTAATGGGTAGTGAAAAGGCTTCAGGATTTCCATTGCCATTTGCTTTGTTTAATCCTAAGATCATAGAAGCTAGTGAAGATCAAATTTTAGATTACGAAGGCTGTCTCAGTTTTCCAGGAGTTTATTTGAATGTTAAGAGACCTGCATGGGTTATAGCAGAATTTCAAAACAGTAAAGGGGATATAATAGAAGCAAAAATAGACGGATACATGTCTAAATGTTTTCAACACGAATTAGATCACCTAAACGGTGTATGCTTTGTTGACAAAGTATCTAAACTTAAATTACAATTAGCTATGAAGAAAATGAGGAAAAATAAAAGATGATAGAACCTAGCAATGATTTACAAGAAATATTCGAGCTATCGTTAGAGCTATCTAAATCAAATAATCATGAATACATAACGATCGAACATCTAGTTTATAGTCTTGTGCATCATCCTTCCTCTGGTGAATTATTGGTAGAGTTCGGGGCTGATATCGAATTTCTTAAATCTAACTTAAAAGATTTCATAGAAAATAAATTGAACGATATCAAAACTGACAACAAACAGCATAGACCTAAAAAAACTAACTCAGTAGAAAGGGTGCTTAATAGATGTTTCAGTCAAGTTTTGTTTAGCGGAAGACAGAAAATTGAAATAGCGGATTTAATTATTAGCATATTAAGTGAAAAAAATAGTTTTGCTAATTATTATCTAACTAAATCTGGAATTACAAAAGATAAGTTTTTCAAATACGCCATTGAAAAACTTGCCAACGAAGACGAAGAGCACGAATTGAGACCAACAAATATTAATCAAGTTGAAAAGATCATTAACAACTATTGCACAAATTTGAGTCTAGCCGCTAAACAAAAAAAATTAGATCCTGTTATTGGTAGAGAGGAAGAATTAGAAAATATCACTTTAGTTTTAGCTAGAAGAAATAAGTGTAATGTTCTTATGGTTGGCGATCCAGGTGTCGGTAAAACTGCAATTGCTGAAGGTCTCGCACGTAAGATCCACGAAAAGAAAGTTCCTAAATTTATTCAAGACCACACGGTTTATAATTTAGATATAAGCAGCCTGTTAGCAGGTTCGAAATATAGAGGTGATTTTGAGGAGAGAATCAAAGCTGTGTTGGCTGCATTAGAGAAGAAAGGTAAAATTATTCTTTTCATAGATGAGGCACATATGATGCAAGGTGCTGGTTCTGCTAATCAAAATCCTAATGACTTAGCAAACATTTTGAAACCTGTACTTACTAAAGGTAAGATAAAATTAATAGCATCTACTACATGGGAAGAATATCGAAAATATTTCGAAAAAGACAGGGCGTTGATGAGAAGATTCCAGAGAGTAACTATCGATGAACCAACTCCAGAGATGTCTGTAAAAATCATCAAAGGCCTTAAAAAGTATTATGAAAAACATCACGAAGTAAAAATTACAGATGCAGCCATAGAGCAATCAGTAAAAATGTCTGCAAAATACATGGCTGACAGAAAACTTCCTGATAAAGCCATTGATATATTAGATTGCGCCTGTGCTCGATATAAAATCAAAGACGATTTAGAGTCAGAGGGTACGGTTCAAATCGTAGATGTTGAACAGATAGTCTACGAAGTATCAAAGATGGTCAAGATACCTCTCGAATCTGTTGCGCAAAAAGAAAGCAAAAATCTTTCAGACCTCGAAGCTTCGATGAAAAAATCTGTCTACGGCCAGGATGTAGCTATCGGTACACTGTTAGATAAAATATTCGTCAGTCAGGCAGGAATGAAAAGTCCTAATAAACCAATTGGTTCATTTTTGTTTTTAGGGCCAACTGGTACAGGTAAAACAGAAACTGCTAAACAGTTAGCTGAAAAAATGAATATTCCTCTGATTAGATTCGATATGAGTGAATATCAAGAAAAACACAGCGTAGCTAGATTAATTGGAGCGCCTCCGGGATATGTTGGATATGATGAAAATGCCGGACAACTTATTACCAAGCTTCAAGAACAACCTAACTGTGTTTTATTATTAGATGAAATTGAAAAAGCGCATAGCGATGTATCTAATATTCTTTTACAATTTATGGACAATGGCTTTGTAACAGGCTCTAACGGAAAACAAGCAGATGGTAGAAATTCTATTTTAATCATGACTTCAAACTTAGGGGCAGAAGAAAATGATAAAAATACCATAGGCTTCGGAGACCTAGAAAGAAGTGGAGAAGATGACAAAGCCGTGAAAAAGTTTTTTGCGCCCGAATTTAGAAATAGATTGGATGCAACTATTAAATTTTCAGGCCTCAGTAATTCCACTGTTCGCGAAATTGTTAAGAAATTTGTTAAGGAGCTAAACGATCAATTGAAAGATAAATCAATTTCTATACATATCAGCGACGATGCTGTTGGATTTTTAGCTGAGAAAGGCTACGACAAAAAGATGGGTGCGAGACCATTAGCTAGATTGATAGATAATGAAATAAAATCACCCCTAAGTAGAAAGGTACTATTTGGTGAATTAGTGAACGGCGGTAAAGTTCATATTAAACTACTTGATAAGAAATTAGAGTTTGATATAACTCCTATAGAAAATAAAGCCGTGCCACAAGAAATAGAAAGTTCCAATGAAATTCTTACAGACTAAACGTAAATTTTACAACAAATGGTTGTATAAAATCACTTTAGAAATCAGGCATTGCGGAGTTTTTAGACACAATGACGTCGATTCTATCAGTAAAAACACTACTCTTAGCCTAGAAGTGAGGAATCTAGCTACACTTCTTGATGAAATCAAAGAATATCAATTGAGGATAGAAAACAAATTTGTAGACATATACTTAGATAGTAAAGATGAGATCGATAAACTAGCATCCCAATTTCAAAATAGTATAGTACACGTCTGTTATCCTCACCCCGATCTGCTGTTGAACAATACAAGCAGTAAAAATATTATAGCAAACAAACTCCCGTACGACAGATACAGGTTTAAGGTATTTCTTAAACCTCATAACATGAAGGATAAAGATCAAAAACAGACTTATTTAGATTGGCTCGAATCTCAAAATCCACGAATTTTTATTACAAATTCAACTAAACAATGGTTCTTAAATACTGATTGGAACTGGGATCGACGATACATGTACGTAGAAGACGATAAAACACTGGTAATGGCAAAAATGCGTCAAAGTGATGTATTAGGATCAATTTATACATACCAACTTACGATAAATACTTGATGACTATCGAAAGCGTTTTATTATTATCTAATATTTCCAACGAATCTCAAGATCTTTCAGTTTTTAGTTATTCTGAAAAACAAAAAGGCGCCGGATACAGCCGTAGAGCTGATGGATTACATACCTTACATTTTCAATTAAATGAATTTAAAGGATCTATAAAGATTCAGGGTACTTTACAACTCTATCCTGGTGAAATAGATTGGATTGATCTAGAATTCGACAACGGTAATTCTTTTGAATCTATCGATAGCAGTTCATTAAGCGCAGACGAAATGCGTAATATAACTGGTAATTGGGTATGGATTAGATGCGCTTATGTGCTAGAACAAGGCACAATTACAAGTATTCGTTACAATTTCTAATTGATCTAATTATAATAAATACAGTATTATCTCAAAAAAGGAAGATTTATGAGAGACTTACTGGACAAACTAGATCAAATACTTCAAGAAAACACCCAATCTCCAACAATTTCAGATGTAAAAACAGACGAGAGCGGTCTACAATACTATACTGGCAAAAAGAAATACGGTAAAGACGGTATGGCAGCATTGGCCAAAGCTGGCAGAGAAGGTGCTTCAGAGGAAGAGCTAGGCCGTATCAAAGACAAATACAAGAAAGAAGGATTTGAGATCGGGGACGATTTTGGTATCAGCTTCACAGAAGAGTTCGAGATCGGCACGGAAATCGTAGATCTAGCAGAAGACGGTATCGTTATAGAATTAGATGATCACGCTCTGGCATATCTAGAGCAGCAAGGATTCACTTTCGAGGAAGGTGAATTAGTAGAAGAAAAGCAGAAAGGCCTAGACGGCAAAGCCTGCTGGAAAGGTTACAGACGCATGGGCACTAAGATGAAAGGCGGCAAGCGTGTAGATAACTGCGTCAAAGTCAGAGAAAGTGAAGAAGACATTCCAGCAGAAGTAGAGGCAGCGATCGAACGGTTTTTGGAAACCAACCCCAAAGACGGTGATGATCTACAGGCATTCCATCACAAGGCCATTGATGATAGAAACAAAGATCTCGATGACTATCTATCCGATCTGTATGATTACGTGGCAATCCAGACTGGCGCAGGCGGCACTGAAGAATTAGGTGTTTATGATGAAATGCTAGACATGTTGTATCAGATGATCGCTGATAAAGGTTGGAAAGACGACAGAGACATAGACGAAGCAGAATATCAAGGACGCAAAGTTCCTCTAGGCAAGCCTATGGCGGGTGATGTCAAGAAATCTAAAGTTTATGTTCGCAAGCCCAACGGCAAAGTAGTCAAAGTGAACTTCGGCGACAAGAAGATGCGCATCAAAAAATCAAATCCCAATAGACGCAAGAGCTTCCGTGCCCGTCACAACTGCAAGAATCCGGGACCACGTTGGAAAGCACGTTATTGGTCCTGTAGAGCTTGGTAAACAGGAAGAATATTATGTTATTAAATGAAATGTTTAGTCCCATCGGTGCTCCCAAAGAAGACCAATCAGAAATAGATTGGTTAGATGACTTGAAGTTTTACATAGACAATGATAATTCTATGCTTCAAAAAAATCTATTTCCTGCAGTGGAAAAGCATAAAAAATATGTAGATCATCCTGATGCTTTTAAAATTTATCTAGCACCATTAAAACGCTGTTGCGAAAGCTATTGCAAGAAATTTCAAATTGAAGACGCCGAAGAAAAATTTCCTATGGATAAATTAACTGAATTAGCTAAACACATGGCGGAAGAACAAAAAACGTTTATAAAACGTGGTGATTACGACAAATGAAACTATTAGAATTTATCACGACACTGAACAAAAATATAACAGAAGGTGGAAATATAACATTATCTACAGGGGAAACTCCTGACGATTTAGATCTTAATGTAACAAAAAGGAGTTATATTGTTCCTATCCTAGATTCATTACTGTCTAATATTAATAAACTGTATCAGGATAAACATAAAGAATCTCTTTGGCAACCTAAATTGTTATCAAGTAAAAAATTCTTAAGTGGATCGAGCCTTCACTTTTTTAATGTTGCGGGTATTTCTGATGAAGATTTCGTAAGAGTTAAGCCTAAGATTGGCGACATCGACACACAAATAGATGTAACAAAAACTGAAAAACTAAAAGAATTCCTTGACAGTATACAAGGACAAGATTTAGGTGACGCTAAACTTCTCGGTTACAAGTCTGGAAACCAACAATACAGTAGCCTGTGGCAATTATCTGAACCTCCAATTAAGATTCAGATAGATTTAGAATTCGTAGATTATGAAAAGGATGAACCAACTGAGTGGAGCCAATTCAGTCATTCTAGCTCTTGGGAGGATATCCAGGCGGGAGTCAAAGGTGTATTCCATAAGTTTCTTATATCTAGTATAGGAAGTCTTAGTAAAAAGGATTTTCTTTTAAGAAAGTTAGTTGGCAGAGGCAAAGCCCGTGCGGAGCAGGATGTACCTACCACAGACAACATGCTGAGCTTCGCTGTGAGCAGCAAAGAAGGTGGCGGCTTGAGACCTAAGTATGCGCCTGTGTTAGACGATAACGGGCAACCGTTGATCAAAGATGGTTTGCCAGTAATGACTGCTTTGCCTACCAGCGGTTATGACAAAAATATATTAATAATATTTCAAACATTGTTCGGAGATAGAATCGGATCAAAAGAACTTTCTGCAGTAAAAAATAAATTATGGAGCTTTGTTGGTCTTTTAGATATCGTCAACATGATAGTGTCAGATGATGAAAAACAAAAAGTTTTTAATTCTTTCGTAGAAAAACTATTTGGCAAAGGAGCCCAAGGGATTTATAAAAACGATCCTGAAAGAGATAGCGCAGATAAAAACTCTGCGTTAGCACTAATGGCTAAATCTTTTGGAATTTCAATTTCTCCAGAAGTAGAACAAATGAAAAAAGAATACTACGCCACATACAAGATGACTGGAGAAAGTATAACAGAAGCAGAAGCTCCTAGCTATAAAAGACAAGGAATAAAGCACATCTACAATCCAGGATCTAGCACAGAGATTTCAGATAGAGATTTTTTAACATTGGTGCGTAAGATCAAGCAAGATTTAGGAGGCAAATTAAAAGGAGCAAAGGTTAACTTAAAAGTCGACGGAGCAGGAATACGATTTGGTAAAGATCAATCTGGCAGACCTTTTATGATGACTTCTAGAGCAGATAAGCCGCTTTATGCAGACGACGTTGGAAGTTTCGCAGAGTTCAACAAAGACAGAGAAGCAGAATTTCAAGAAAGGGGTGCAAAGTACGATCGTGCATTAGATACAATTGTAAACAGCGATTTTATACAAATCTTACCTAGCGATAGTATAGTTCAGGCAGAAATGCTCTACAACGAAATGGCTGAAAAGACCGACAGTGGCCTAAAGTTCGTTAATATACCCTACGATCCGAAGAAGCTGGGAGGCAAGATGACATTGGTTCCTTTCTCGGCTAAAGTATATAGTACCGGTGAAAATCATCCGCAGGAAGAAGAGATCTTAGATTCTCTTACCAAGGAGAGCAGCAAAGATATAAAAATCATGTCCAACACACTGCCCACTAAAGATATCGACATCAACAAGATCATCGACCCCGCAGTGAACTTAGATCCCAATCTAGAAGCCACATTGGCTCCTAGGACCAAAGATACTCCTGAAAAGCAACAGGCCAAAGAACTGCTGGCCAACGTAAAGAAAGAGCTCAGCGACTTTATCGCTAACAATCCCAACATATCCGGCAAAGACCAATTAGGTCCTAACATGGAGGGTTTGGTCATAGAGTTACCAGGATTACCTCCGGTTAAAGTAACTAGCCAAGAAATGAAAGCTGCCATGGCGGCTAAAAAAGCACCTCCCCCGGGAGCGGAAAACCAACCTACTAAAACTGCCGTAGTAGCCTTAGGCAGCTTCGTGGGACACAGAGGACATCAGCAGCTTTACGATTTCGTCACACAGGAAGCCGCAGCACAGAAAGGAGATCCTTTCGTGTTTATCAGTCAGGCAGTGGGCAAAGACGACCCTATACCGGGAGACATGAAACTACAGACATGGCAAAAGCTATACCCTGGAGACAAAGATGTCTTCTCACTAGTGGCTGATCAACCAGACGGCACACGCGGTAGCTTAATCAAGAAAGTAGAACACGAATTAGTCAAACCCAAACCAGGACAATTGCCTGACTATAACAATATCATCATAATGGTAGGCAGCGATCGTGGCAGCATGGAAAAACAAGCCGCACATCTACAGAACAGATTAAACAAGTTTCCTGGTTATGAAAACGTAAAAATTACACTGAAAACTACTCCTAGAGAAACAGGTGCAGGTGGTACAGGAGTAAACTT